TAACTGCTTCACGAGCGCTAGCTTCAGACGGCTCTGGTAAAGTTGCGGTTAGTGCCGTTACTTCCACAGAACTTGGATATTTAGATGGTGTATCTTCCGCTATACAAACTCAATTAGACGCTAAGTCAACTACCTCTAACGCTGCCGCACTTGCCGCTGAAGACGTAGCATTACAAGCCAGAATTACTGCTAATAGCACTACTACAACAGCAGTTGAAACAAGAAGAGTAGCTAATATTGCAGGTGCTGTTTCTACAATTACAACAGGTAATTTAGCAACGTCTCGTGCTATAGTGTCAGATGGGTCAGGAAAAGTTGCCGTTAGTGCAGTAACCTCTACAGAAATAGGATATTTAGACGGTGTTACAAGTGCCATACAAACTCAGTTAAATGGAAAACAAGCTACTATAACTGGTGGTGCTACTACAATTGATACCGAAAATTTAACTGCTTCGAGAGCGCTAGTATCTGATGGTTCTGGTAAAGTTGCTGTTAGCGCAGTTACCTCTACAGAAATAGGTTATTTAGATGGTGTTACAAGTGCTATACAAACTCAATTAAATGCTAAACTTGAATCAGTATCCTCAGGCGATATAGATGCAGACGCAATTACAGGAGCTAAAATAGCTGATAATGCTATCAACTCAGAACACTATACAGATGGATCAATAGACAGAGTACATCTTGCAGCTGATATTATTGATGGCACTAAAATTGCTAACGATGTTTTAAATTCTGAACATTATGTTGCGGGTTCTATTGATGCTGAACATATAGCCAGTAGCGCAGTGACAACTGCAAAAATAAATGATAACGCAGTTACTGTAGGAAAACTAGCCACTACACTAGATTTAGGAGCACTGTAATTAATTATTTGGCCTATAAAAAATTTTTTGATATACTGAATTATGAAATGAGAGGATTGTTATGAGCACTAAACTATCAGCCTATTTAGGTGGTCTGGGATTAGACGCTACAAACAAATTTGAAATACAATCTAATGCAACTGTTACAGTTGGTAACGGTACAACTACAGGTAATATAATTGCAGGTACTATTACTGCTGGAACTTTTAATGGTATCAGTTCGAATGCAATTACTGATTCAGATACAGTAGTCTCTATTAATGATCCTGCAATTACATTAGCCTCAAATGGTACTGACAGAATTGTTGTTGATAGTACTCAAGGTGTAGAGGTACAAGTTACTGGCGATTTATCCGTCACAGGAACATTTGATTTAGGATCACTTTAAGGAGTAAAATATGGCTACACAGCTACAATTTAGACGAGGAACCACTGCTCAAAACGACTCATTTACAGGAGCTGTTGGTGAGATTTCGATCGATACAAGTACTGATAACCTTAGAATACACGACGGCTCTACTGCTGGTGGTATTGAACTTATGCCTGCTGGAACTATCGTTGCGTTCGGTTCTACCACAGTTCCGACTGGTTGGTTAGCATGTGATGATGCTGCCGTAAGTAGAACCACTTATGCACGCTTATTTGCAGTAGTTGGTACAAATTTTGGAGTAGGAAACGGTTCTTCCACATTTAATGTACCTGATCTTCGTGACCGTGTACCACTAGGCAAGGGCACAAATATGACAAGTATGGGGGCTATAACCTCAGCTATAGCAGCTTCAGCTGTTATGGGTTCAGCTACTAAGTCTGGTGTAACAACAGGTGCATCAAACACCGGCAGTGGAAACACAGGAACAGGAAACACAGGAACAGGGAACACAGGCTCTTCAAACACAGGAACAGGAACTACAGGAACAGGCACCACAGGAGGCGGAACAACGGGTTCAACCACACAAAGTATAACAGTAGGAACTCGAAACGTTGCGGCATCTGCTAAAGACTCATCTACTGCTTCAGTTGTGAACTCTGTTAATACATCAGGTCACACGCATTCAGTTCCAGGTTTATCGGTCCCAGGGTTATCAATTCCAGCTTTGACAGTACCTTCATTAACTGTACCTGCATTATCAGTCCCAGCACTATCAGTGCCTTCGTTGTCGATTCCTTCTTTATCAGTTAATAATTTTTCTGTAAACACTACTCTTCCTTCACAAGTGGTGCAATATATAATAAAGATATAGAGCCTACAATGGATGATAATGTTAGAGAACTAGACCAAATACAAACAGAATTAGATAGATTGCATGAACGCTCTCAAGCAAACAAAGCTAACATGACAGCACATGAAGCTGTATGTGAAGAACGTTATAACAATATTATGGCAATGATGAATGATATAAGAGGTGAACTAAAAGCTATGCACTATAAAATAGAAGGAGTTAGTCAATTAGCTAACACAGGTAAAACTTCTCTAAAAACCCTTCTTTGGGTAGGTGGTGCTATCGCTAGTGTAACTGCCTTTGTAATAATGATAATTAATATGTTACCTAAATGAGTTTTTTCAGACTAAGCATTGATAAACTTTTAACTAAACTTCCCAGTCCAGTAAAGTTTAATGAATCACAACAAGCAATGATTGATGGAATGAATAAAAATAGATTTTTTGTTCATATCGCTGCACGACGTACAGGTAAATCTTATGCAGCTGCTATTCTTGCATTTGGTAAATTGTTAGAGCCTGGACAACAAGTGATGGTTGTTGCACCAAACTTTTCTCTTTCTTCTATAATCTGGGATTATGTTACAGATTTAATAAAACAACTAGAAATTGAAGTAGATAAATTTAACCAAAAAGATAAAGTTGTACGACTTATAAACGGTTCTGTTTTTAGATTACTTTCAGCTAATAATAGAGATTCTTTAGTTGGTAGAGCAGCAAACTTATTGATAGTTGACGAGGCAGCTATTATTCCTAATGAAGAATATTTTACTCGTGATTTACGTCCTGCACTATCAACTTTTAAAGATTCTCGCTGTTTATGGATTTCAACTCCTCGAGGTAAAGGTAATTATTTATATAACTACTATTTACGAGGTTCGGACAATGAATATCAAGATTGGGGTTCCGCATTGTTTACCTGGAGATCAAATCCTCTACTTTCTGAAAATGATATTAAAGAAGCAAGAAAAGCAGTCTCACGTGCTCTTTTTGCCCAAGAGTATGAATGTGAGTGGACTACTACCGAAGCTCAAATTTATGAGGCACTTGACGAAGCAAAACATGTCGGTGAGTACGTAGGTGAACGATTTTCAGAAGTTATAGCAGGTTTAGATGTTGGGTATCGAGATGACAATGTTTTTGTTGTGATAGGTTTTGACGGAAAAAGCTACTATATTATTGATGAATATGTTTCAAAAGAATCTACAACATCAGAATTAGCGGCTCGTATACAAGAAAAATTAGATGAGTGGAGTATTGATACTATTTATATTGATTCTGCGGCACAACAATTAAAAGCTGATTTTGCTTATGACTATGATATTTATTGTGAAAATGCTGTAAAGTCTGTAAACGACGGAATAAATTATATTCAAGTGTTAATTGAGCAAGATAATTTATTTTTTGATACTTTAGGATCATCACACGCGTTTTCCGCTATGAGTTCATACCGATGGAATCCAAATACTGAAACACCTAAGCCTGTCCATGACTGGACCTCTCACCCTTGTGATGCAATAAGATATGCTATATACACACATTCAAAAATGAGTAATATTTCAATTTATGCCCACGGTTAGAATTATTTTATTAAACTATAAACGACCTGATAATGTTTTACAGATTGTAAAAGCCTTTGAAGGTTTTTATCCTATTACAATTGTTAACAATAATCCTGATGATAATATTCGTTTACCGCCAATAGACCCTAAGTCAGGAAAAGATTATAAACCAATTGATATTTTAAATAATAAAACTAATTTGAAATGTATGGATAGATGGATAAAATGTTTTAATTATACTGAAGATTTTAAACTAGTATTGGATGATGATCTCTTACCAAGTAAAACTTTAATTGATAAAATGCTAAAGTTAAATCAACCGATTGTAGGAGTCTACGGTAAAAGCCAAGTATCTACTGCAAATTCTTATGAAGAATTAAATGATCATTGGTGTGTTGATGCTGATGTTGACTTTTTAGTTGGTTCTGTTATACTTGTAAAACAAAGTGCATTAGATTTAATAAAAGAAAAAATTTTTCATATCGGATTTCCTAATAGAGGTGACGATATTTATATTAGTTATTGGATTAAGAAAGTCTTAAGATTAAATAAATTAAAAACAGTAAGTGGAAAAATTTTAAATTTACCAGAGGGAACTGTTGGGCTAAACAAGAATCCTGAACATTTTTTGATGAGATGGAACGTTGTTGAAAAATTTAAAAATTTAACTTGGTAGCAGGGTGAAATTATCGTATTATGAATCAATTAAAAAGATTTCCTATAAAATATATTAGAGATTTTATAAAAAAAGACTATAAACTTCGTGATGAGTGTTTTATTTGTGGTTCTAAAAGTAAATTAGAATTACATCATTTACTTAGTGTCAGTGAGTTATTTAATAACTGGTGTGTAAAAAATAAAATTCATGCTATTGATGAAGTAGACACTATAAAAAAATTAAGAGTTAGTTTTGCTGATGATTGTGAGAAAGAGTTAAGTCATGAGCATTTATTCACTTTATGTTCTACACATCATAAACAACTACACTCTATATACGGACAAACTTATTCAAATCATCTAGCTCCTAAAATTAAAAACTGGTTAGAGATTCAAAAGGCAAAAAATGGCAGAGTATGAAGATTTAAAAGGATTTAGAAAATGGATGGCAGACAGGCTAAAACTTAATCCTGCTCAACCTTCTATAGCAGCTTTAGAACCTTACGCTTCTCCAGAAACAATTGTAGATTTTGAACAAGCCTATAGAGAGATTGAAGTAGTTCATCGCTCTGTTGATATGATTATTAATGCTTGTATTGAAATTCCCATGGTGGTTGAGGGTACGACTCCCGCTAAAAAAGTTAATAAACTTTTGAATATTAGACCAAATCCTTTTGAAGATCGTGTTCGATTATTTAGACGGGCGTTTTTAGATTTTTTATTAGATGGTAATGCCTTTTTCTACTATGATGGTAATGATATTTATGTACTTCCTGCAAATGATGTTGAAGTAGTTCCTGATGAAAAAACTTTTATTTCTCATTACAACTATATGATTGCTAATCAACAGTCCCAAGATTTTTACGGTTTTGGCAGAGGTAAAGAAACTCGTAAAGACCAATCTATACAATTTGGAACTCATGAAATTATCCAAGTGATGGCTGAGAATGACCAATCAATATTTAGAGGCACTTCCAAATTAAAACCACTTTTAAAACTTATGGAACTGTATCATTACATGATTAAGTTTCAACGTCAGTTTTTCAAGAACAATGCTGTTCCAGGCTTTGTGCTTACAACCGATTCTATACTTTCTCAAAGAGTAAAGCAAAGATTATTAGAAGCGTGGCGTTCTACTTATACAACTATATTTGATGGCGCAAGAAATCCTGCGATATTAGATGGAGGACTTAAAATAGATGAATTTTCAACTAAATCATTTGATCAACTAGACTTTGAAAACTCTATTGAACGTATACAGCAAGATATGGCAAAAGCATTAGGTGTTCCTTATGTGTTATTAAAATCTGGAAATAATGCAAACATCGATGCCAATCAAAAACTATTTTACTTACATACAGTTATCCCAATGTTGACTCAGTTTTGTTCTGCATTTTCTCACTTTTTTAATAATGGAGTCACAATAAGACCAGACAGACTTAAAGTGCCAGCATTGCAACCTGATAACAGAACTCAAGCAATTTATTATTCTACTCTCGTTAATACAGGAATTATAACCCCAAATGAAGCTCGTGAGGGATTAAGATTTCCAAAACTCGAAAATAATGATAGTATAAGAATACCACAGAACATTACAGGTAGCGCAACAGACGCCACCCAAGGTGGAAAACCCCAAGAAGGGGAAACACTAAATGGAAACGAGGAAGCAAATAATGAAATCGAATAAAACATTATATCTAAACAGTGCTTTCGAGACTAAGTCCTTTAAAAAGGGTTCAAAATCTCTTAAAATTGCAGGTTATGCTAATACAGTTGCTAAAGATCGCGCAGGCGATATTGTGACTGCACAAGCATGGGCTAAAGGTGTAGAGAATTATAGACGTAACCCTGTCTTATTATATCAGCATAAACATGAAAATCCGATTGGTCGTGTTGACAAGATAACAGTAGATAAAAAAGGAATTTTTGTTGAAGCGGCTGTTAGTGAAGCTGCTGAAAAGAATCATGGTGTTCAAACCTTGATTAAGGACGGCGCTTTAAAAAGTTTTTCAGTTGGTTTTAGAGTTAAAGACGGAAAATATAATCGTGATGATGATACAATGATGATTACAGATGTTGAACTGTTAGAAATATCTGTTGTTAGTGTTCCTTGTAATCAAGACTCACTTTTTTCAATTCGTAAGTGTTTTGATTCTAAAAATGACTATAAAGAATTTGTTAAGTCGTTAGACGCGGCTGATGAAAATGAAATTAAGATGATGCGTAGTATTAAAGCTGGAATCACCGATGTACAGGATGGACATTATCATACCGTTGAAATGGATGACCAAGGCAACGGAGTTACTACATACGCATCCCATATGTCCAACCACGCTCATAAAATTATGGGCGGAGTCGTGATGGAGGCTGAGGGTCACTCGCATTCAATCACAATGACGGGTGTTCCAATTCATAACATGGAAAATGAGGAGTCTGTTAGTGAACGTCCTTTTAGTCCATCTGAGGAGGAAGCAATGTCTCAAGACAAAAATGAAGTTGTTGAAGAGGTTAAATCTGAGGAAAATTCTGAAATGGAAGTTGAAGTAAAAACTGATGCAGAAATAGAAGAAAAATCAGAGGAAATTTCTGAAACTCCCGAAACATTTGAAGCCAAAGCTGACGCCGAAGAAGTTGTTACTGAAGAAGTTGAAGAAAAGGATGATGAGGAAGAAGAATTTGTTGCAAGAAATCCTAACGAATCAATTCCTATGATCAACTTACTCTCAGCAGACTCAGAAAAACTTCAGCATGGTGATTTAGTAAATTACAACGAAAAAATGTTTAGGGTAACTAAAATCGCAACGGGCCAAAGTCCAATCTTTAAATTTTTAGAGGTTGACGCTAACGGTCAAGACTGTGATAATGTTCTTAATGTTAAGGCAGACGACATTTCACAAGTCGAAAAAATTGAAACTAAAGCTAGTGAAGAAGACCAAGGATCCGTAGATCAGTCTCAGGAGCTTCACATAAAATCTACAAAGGAGAATGAAATGGCTGAGCAAGTCGTAGATACACCAATCGTTCTCGATACAGGCGCATCTGAAAAGAAAGCCCAAATCGAAAACGTTAAAAAAGAAGCTGCTCCATTAAGAGCAGAAGTGTCTGAACCTCAAGTTGCAGAGCTAGTAGAAAAAACTGGTGAAGCTATCGTTAAAGAGGCTGAAGTCGCAGATCAGCAAGTGCTTGTAAGAGAAACACACGCAGTTGCGCAAACTTCACGTGAATCTGAGCAAGTTGCAGAACTTAAATCAGAGATGAACAAATACAGAGAAGAAATTGCAGCGTTACAACGCTCTAAAATGCAATATCAAGAGAATCAAAGAGCTAATTCTCAATTCTCAGAAAAAGATATGGCAAACGCTGTATTAGTTGCTAAATTATTGAATAAACGTGACGTATTTGATACAAAAATGGGTCAACGTATGAAAGCTGTTACTACAGTAGATCAATTCTTAAGCAATTTTTCTAGTAACATTTATACCGAGATGGAACAGCAATTAGTTGTTGCTCCACTATTCAACCGTATTGCAGTGGATGCTAAAACTTTTAGAGTACCAGTTGCAGACGAAGATACAGACGGTGATGTAGCACAGTTCGCATCAGGAACTTTTGCTACAGGTATTGCAGACGGAACTAGAGTTCCAACTTCAAACCAAAATACCATTGCATCTGTAGACTTTACACCGCATAAGTTTATGGCAACTACTCACCTTGCAAAAGATGAGGAAGAGGACACAGTCCTTCCATTACTTGACTTTTTACGTGCAGCAGCTACACGTCGTTTAGCTCGCGCAATTGATAAGTCAATCTTACGTGGAACTGGAGCTTTAACAGGCTTTACACAGTCTCCAACTAATGCAATTACTGCAGGTACAGGTTTTACTTCAGTAATTGAAGGTATCACTAATCTTACTGACGATGTAGGAGCTGGTCTTACAGTAGATACAGGTTCTGCAAACGATAAAGCTGATCCTTCAGATATCGCATCTGCAAGAACAAAACTAGGTAAATATGGTCTTCAGTTAGGCGCAGACTTAGTCTACTTAACTTCAATTGAAGGTTATAATAACTTAGTAACAACTTCAGATTTCCAAACTGTTGATAAGTTTGGTCCGAACGCAACATACTTAACTGGTTCAGTTGGTGCCGTATACGGTATTCCGATTGCAATTACAGAGTTCTTAGATAATGTTGGTACTACTGGTAACGACATTGGTGCTCTTATATATAAGCCAGGCTTTATGATTGCCGAAAGACGTGGTATCGAGATCGAGAGTGAATATGAACCACGCCAGCAAGTCACTGCTATGTACATGTCAACACGTTTTGACTTTAAAGCATTGACTACTAATGCAAGTAACGCATTGGATGCTACAAAGTACCCATATGCAAGTACTATTGAAGCTGGTTAATAGCAATTAGTTATATACTAACTACTTTAGGGGGAGGCGGGCAGCCTCCCCTTTTTATTTAAGGAGAAAATTATGAGCAGTATTATACCTGAAGATATTAAAGATATTGAAGAAGCCAGAAAATGGTTACATAAAAGAGGCTACAGTATAGTCTTAGCAGAAGAAGAATTAGCTAAATGGGAAGGACCCCATGATGGCGATGAGGATAACGAAATCGAAGACATCGAAGATGATGAAATGTTAGCCTGGGATGATGAAGATGAGGATGACGAAGAAGATGAGGACTGGGATGACGATGAAGATTCTTGGGACGATGAAGATGACGAAGAAGACAAATAAGTAAAGAAGGGCGAATCTTATGGCAGATAGATTAGAAGAAAACTTGGGTAAGTATCCTTATGTTACCTTAGACCAAGTAAAAGATTATCTTTCAATTTCAAGTACTACAGCTGATGCTAGACTGTCTAATGTAATTAACTATGCTACAGGCATGGTTGAGCATTATATTGGACAAGAAGTGTTAGCCAATGACTACGTAGAGATATTTGACGGAGGTAAAACTTCTGTTATGGTATCTCGATTACCTTTATCTAATGTTTATCAGGTAACAGAGTTTAACGGAGAAGAAGATCAAGTATTAGACGATCCATCTACCATAGGAAGGCCTAATAAATCTGTCACTGATGAAGTGACTCTTACTTTTAAAAATGATACACATTTAAATGCAAAAGTTAAAAACTTCGGAAAATCTAGTCTTGAAGTTGCGAGTGCAGATTTTGTAGAAAGTGGAACTGTGACAGATGGGTTAAAATTTGAAGAGGGTGATTTTACCATTGAGATGTTTATTCGTGTTAATGGATCGAGTTTACCAGAACAAGAGCTATTTTCAATTAATACAGATGCTTCAAATTTCATGCAATTTTCTGCGAATGGAGCAAGTGGTTTAAAATTTGTAAGTACAGTAGGAGGAGTCGCCACCACAGTTAATGGTGCAAATACTAATATACAAACACAACAATTTGGTCAACGCGAGTTTGCACACGTTGCTGCATCATTCAACGCACAGACACAAAAAATGTTTTTATTCTATAACGGAAATAATATAACAGGCTCTAGCGGAGAAACATTTGCTGTAAGCAATAATACTTTTACTACGAATGTTAGAATTGGAACTAATTTTGCAGGATATATAGATGAATTAAGAATATCTGAAAAAGCAAGATATTCAGCAAATTTTAGCACACCAACAAAAAGATTTAGACCTGATCAAGAAACTGTAATGCTTGTACATTTTGATGGTAAAAATAATACAACTGAGGCTAAAGATGTACATAACGCTGTTAGTGAATACACTTTTACCAGAGATATGGGTGAAGTAACTAGAGATGTAGGGTCAGTCGGAGTTAGAGGAACCTACCCAACAATTAGAAATAATTATCCATCATTAACATTGTCAGGTCCCCCATCTTTTCAACCTTTTCCTTCAGGAGTAAAAGTTGAGTACAGAGCAGGATATGAATCAACAGAGGTTCCACAAGATTTACAAATGGCTACTCTTGATGTTATAAAATTAATTTATAAACAAGACCAAGAAAAAAGAGGATTCTCTTTTGAAGGTGAAAGAGGTGATAAATATCCTCTTGCAGGCAACTTTCCTCCACATATTAGAAGGATTTTAGATTTATATAGAATCGTGCAATAATGACAAAAATTAATCCTTTATCAATAAAAATAGATGGATTAGATTTAAAACTTGGTAACATTGAACCTTTTGTCGCCGCTGAAAAACGCGTAACTATCGCTCAAAGAAACCAAATTACTCGTTATATATCTGATTACCTATCTGAAGAAATTGGTTTAGGACGTAAAATGTCTTCTGCTTCAATGGCAAAGTATTTAACTCCTGAAACAGCACCTGACGGTCAAATAAATACTGATCAGTTTTTTAACCTTACAGGTATTAAAGTAAGTCAAAGTTCTGTACTAAAAGATGAGGCAGGAGCAGCCACTTTTGAAACAAAAATCGGTAAAGTTGGTGGTGATGTTTCTTTTACAGCTATTGATGTTGGAGGTAAAACTAACTTACCAGGATTTCAAAAAATTGCTCAGGCTACTCAAGACTTAGGTACAACTAACATACTAGGTATAAAAGCTTTCAAATTTTTAGAATCAGCTCCAGAGGTTAAAAATGAATTTAATCGTTTAAAAGGTGCTTTATCAGAGAAGATAGAAAACCTTTTACTAGTCAAAATTGTCGATGCAGATAAGGGTAAACGAACTGAGTTAAGTTTTATAAAAAATCCTCTTAAAGGTTTAGATTTTAATAATCCTAAAACATTTACTGATTTTATCTCTCTTAGAATTAGACCTAGAACAAAAAGCGTTGATGGATCTTCTGAGAGAGTTGTAACTGCTTATAGAATAGAGGCTAAAGCAACAAGTAAATTATTAAAATCTTTTGATTCAAAAAGAATTACTGATAAAGTTATAAAAGCTCACACAAACGCTTATTCAACAGGCTTACAAAAATATATTTTTGGCAGATTAGATACTTTTGTTAGAAGAGCTAAGACTAGACCAAACAATGAACAAATCAGAGCAATAGCAGCTTATACTGTTGCTTTAGCAAGAGAATTTGAAGCAGGTGGACAAACACCTTTAACAACAAAAACAGGTATTAGAGTTCCTTCACTAGCTATAAAACCTGGTATTTTAAAAATAATTCCTAGTAAAAAACGTGAACGTCAACGTCTCATTTCAGGAGTTCAATTGACTCAGTTAGTCCAACGTAGACTCGGTAAAACCATGAGAAAATTTGGCAAGCCACAAACACCAGACTTAACTGAACGTACAGGACGTTTTAGAACTAGTGTTGAGATAATAGCTAATTATAGAAAAAATGTTATTGCTTATAGGTACAATCCAATTTATGATAATTTAGATAAATATGGATATAAACCTTCAGAGCAAGTAGGAAAAGCGACTCGTGAAGTTGTACAAACGTTATTTGCAAGGGCTTTTAGCATAGTAAAGGGTTAAAATGGCATCAAGAAGAAAAGAAATTGTACAGTATATTGTAGGACAATTAAAAAATATTGATGGACAAACTTCGTCATATGACGCATCATATACCTATAATAATAATTTATTTGAAAATGTATACAGAAAATTAAAATTTTTAGATGAAGTAAACGACTTTCCTGCGGTTTATGTATCAGCGGGGACCGAAATAAGAAACTTCAATTCTAAAGATTTGACGGTAGCAACATTAGACGTTACACTAAGAGCATATGTATTTGGAGAAGATAATTCTCAAAGTCTAGCCGATGACCTAGTTCAAGATATTGAACACGTTATATATTCATTGGAGGATAAATCGGATATTGGAATACAGGATATAACCATAGACAATATTTCAACTGATGAAGGTTTAGCACATCCATACGGTCTAGCGGAAATAGAATTGACTACAGTCTATAGACTAAATAATTAAGGAGAAAGACATGGCATCTCTTAATCTACAGAGAAATTCAGAAGTGTTCTTTTCAACTGTTGATTTAATCAACGGTGCAGCAGTTACATCTATGACACCAACTAATACTTGGAAAGTTGAAGTATTAGCAGGTTTTGCTGTAACATCATCATCTGCAACACAAGATATCACTTCATTGGAGTCTGGTACAGATCCCGACAGATCACAACAGCGTTTTAATACTGCTATTAATCCTGTTGACTGGAACTTCCAAACTTATTTAAGACCGACTGGTGTTGAAACTGGAGCAGAAGTAAACACTACAACTGCAAAAACTAATAACACTGGAAATGTTAAACCAGTTGCTGATTGGTTTTTATGGCAATCAATGGTTTCAAACACTAAAGTTGCTGACGGAACTGAAGAAAATTCAGTTTGGGCATCAGGAGGTAAGTTACAAACTACTACTGTAGCTGCTGGTACTGGCTCATTTCCAA